AACGAGGTTTCACAGCTTGTACGCGAAGCGACCACGGACCTCGACAGTCAGGGACGTAACCGCGCTGAAATGTTCCGGTTCAACCCCGGTATGGATAAAGTGATATTCCCGAAACATCACCCATACTACAACCTCTCGATTAAGGCGAAAGAGGCCGTTGAAAGGCTTGCAGACAACCGCTTCGTCGGTGCAAAAACAAAGGATCAGGTGTTGGAACGGCTGAAAAAGGCCGGCATTCGTAATGCCGATATTTCAGAAGCATCCATCGAACAGGCGAATGTCCTCCTTGAAGCAATCGAAGATGTCGGGAAAAATGGTCGCCTCAAACTCAATGAATTGATACTTGGGTATAATGTGGGCGCGGGTAGCACCAAGATTAAGCAAAGGATCGGAGGCCATTACAATGACGGCAGAAAGCAGATATACATCAATCTCGAATGCTTCAAAAACAGTGTTTATAAAAAGCCGATACCGTTCAAGGAAGGCATAGCCATCCGCGAAAACAAGATCGAGCAGGCACAGAAGTCGATCGAGCAGTATCGTGAAAAGCTCGGGAAGAATACGAGACTTGATAAAGAATTGAAGGCGTATATCAAGAAGGAACAAAGTAATATCTCGGATTGGACTTATCAGATCGAGAGGATCAACGACAAAATCAAACGGGGCGAACAGCCAATACCTGATGTTGTCACGTGCCTATTTGAGGATGTGAAATCACAAGTACAATGTGCGGTATACCATGAACTTGGACACTACATTGACCATAATTCCAATACGCCGGAGTATTTCAAACAGAATAAGCCCATCAGTGTGTATGGGGAGACTACACGTGCTGAATATTTTGCAGAATGGTTCGCATCCTACAAAATGAACGGAAAGGACGGCGTGCCGGACGAATTACTTACAATATTTGAAAAATGGGACTAAAATTGGTATTGACGTGCCTGCTATGCAAGCACTATGACGGTTACAAGTTCTGCGAAGCATTTCCTCGCGGCATCCCCGACGAGATTTTCTCCGGAGGACGGCCGCACGACAAGCCGCTATCACGGCAGAAGAACGACGTTGTATTTGAACCGAAAAAAAATGCGTGACCTCAAGCGAAAAATCCTGACCGATCTGAAGGTCGAACTGCTCGACGAGTTCGACCGCAACTTCCAACGCCGGGCTTTTTTCGACCGCCCCTGGCCAGGACGGAAATCTCCGGGGAACGGTGACAAGCTTCTTAATGATACAGGATATGGCCGTAACAGTATTCGGGGGACCATCCGGCAGAACGGCGTTGAGTTCTCGACCGATACGCCCTACATGGGGCTGCACAACCGGGGCGGAAAGATCAAGATCACACCCCGGATGCGGAAATACTTTTGGTACATGTATCGCCAAAATGCCGAAAGCATTACCTACTCAATCAAGAAGCGTCAGGCCAACAATACCCAGCGTAATCGAATGCTGTCAGCGAAGGCGCAGTTCTGGAAAAATATGGCTTTGACAAAAAAGGATCATATAACAATTCCACAACGCCAATTTATCGGCGACCATCCCCGTGTCCGGCAGGCGGTACGGGAGGTTATACACCAAAACCTGCAGAGCGCTTTCCGGGAACTCGCAAAAGTCCTGCAACCTCGGTAAAACACCGTTTAAACGTCTTTAAAATGATTGAAAATGCAATGATCGCAGTCCAGGACCGACTGCTGGAACTGCTCCCCGAGAAGATCGCCTATCTGGCCGAGGATTGGGGACAGCTGGATTTCTACAACGAGCGGCCGCCCGTCAATTTCCCGTGCGTGCTGATCGACATTGCCGAGGCCGAGTTCTCGGACTGCACGCGAAAGGTGCAACTGGGCGAGGCGATCCTGACCGTACGGGTAGCGCACTTCGATCCCGTAAACATTTCAGCCCTCGCACCGAACCGTAACAAAGCATTCCGCATGTTCGTCCTGCTGCGGTTGATCTACACCCAGTTGCAGGGACTCTCCGGAGAGGGGTTTTCGGGCCTTACGCGCACATCCCTGCGGCGGGTGAAACGTGAAGATGCGATCCGTGAATACGTCATGCAGTTCCGGTTCGGCGGGACGGACAACGCAGCCTATAGGCCGCGTAAAAAGGCCGAAGGCGTCGAGGCTGACATAATTTGTCGAGTATAAAAAAGCAGCAGAGGCGTTTAATCCTCTGCTGCTTTTACATGCGTTCCAATTTCTCGGTCAGCGCATCACATATAAATTTCGTCCGATTTTTCGATATGGCATCCACCCGCTCTAATAGTTTAATTGGAATCTTCGTTGTGATAGCTTTGGTAGGCTGGGAGCGTTTCCGGCCTGCTCCAATCCGACATCCTCCGCGATTGCTTGTAGGGGGCATTTTATCCATCACTCAACAACTTCACCGACACGCGCGCACTCCTCGCCGGAAATCCAAACATACACATCGCCTTTCCCGATCAGCTGCGACAAGATGCGTCCGATCTCTGATACATTGATCTCTTTGCCCGCCATCGTCAATACTTCATCGTTTTGATCACGCATGGCTACATATTTTTTGTACCACAGCGTCGAATTGAAAGACATTTCACCGTTTGAATTGCCAGCGTAACGCGAGGCGTCGAGTAATTTAATAGTATTAACAATATGTCCGCTTCGAACTATGTTAAGAATTTCAGAAATAGAAATCGTTGTTTTCATAATTGTGCCGTTTTGTAGTTTTGTTATGCAAATATAAACATCTTTTTTTGAAAAAAGCAATATTATTTCAAATAAATCTGATTTTTTATTCAAGACTGTCGGCTGTTTAGTCGAACAGAGTACGATCCGAGAATGCAGGCGGCGTTGTGTCTGTCCGTTCTTCCCGAAGCCAGCGCATGAATGTCATATAATCGACATGAAAGGTATCGCGAATGTATTTGCGCCACACCCACCGATAACAGCGGTCATGTCGCCCCGGCTCGTAATAGCTATTTGCAATCTGTACGGCATGTTTCCGTTTCTGGATATAATTTCGTCTGTTGTATGCCATTTCCCGCAATTATTGACTATCTTTGTAGCGGTTGGGCCTTGTGATAGCAATATTGCAGGGCTTTTTTATGTCAGTTCACCACGGTCGGACCGCCTCCCGGAATGATGTAGATCGGCGTCACCTGAACCGAAGGCCGTGAGGTCGTGGCGGGTTTCTTGTCTCCGATGGCCCGCAGTTTGCGCACCAGCGCTTGCAGTTCCTGTGCATCGAGCATATAGAGCAGACGCCCGCATATCCGCCGCTGCAGCAGGAAACGGTTCACCTTCGTCCAGTCCTCGGGCGAAGCGTACATCCCGAGTTTTGTCAGGTGTGCCAGGACCTGCGACCGGAGACGCCGGATCGCGTCAGTGGCCGGGGTCGTCTTGGCCCGGTGGGCAAACTCCATATATGCCTGCAGGGCGACGATCTCATCGTCGGTAAGTTCGTCATAGCTGCGGGCATCCCACAACGCCAGGATGTCCTCCCGATTGGGGATCAGGCGGCAGGCCGACATCAGGGTATTGATCCGGCGAACCTTTGCGCCGCGTTCGAATTCGGTCATTTTGTTACAATATTTAATTTAATCATGTTGCTCCCGGCGGCGGAATCGAACCGCCGCAGAAAACCGTTCGGGAATTAGGATTTGATTTTTTTATAAATCTCTCCGCATAAGAACCAGGCGAAAAGAACAAGGTAGATAAGAGGGATAATCCACATCGGGCATGTTACCCACCACCAGGACCAATCTATTTCACCGACCAATTTAAGAACGAAAAAGATAAGAAACATCCATTCCAAAAGTCCAAGTTTCATAGTTACATGCGGTTAAATGACGGTTCGATTCTGTGCCATACACCGCGCTCGTCGCGCTGGTGAAAGTAGAAGTTTATGGCGGTGCCGTTAACGACGTTGCTCTCTTTGAACAGTTGCATGATTTGCGAGTATTCGGGATCGCCGAACTGCGCCTCGAGATCATACAGCTTGCTGATGGACTTGTAGTCCAGATCGCCCTTGCGGTTACGCTCCAGGAGCGTCATTGCCAACTGGTACATCGGATCGTCGGCCCCTTTCTCCCGTCCGCCGATCCATGCCTTCAGGAAGTCGATCAGCCGGGCGGCGGCCACGTCAGCCCGTTCGTCAAAGCATTTTACCCGATTGCATTTCACCTCGAGGCGGAAGTCTCCCTCCTGCACCGAGTAGCCGAGCTGGTCGTCCCGGCGCGTGGCTCCGTACTCCTGCATGATTTTTCGGAAAGCATCGGTCTCGGCCACGACCAGGTCGTAGAACTCGCGCACCCGGCCAGTGATATTGCGGGTTTCGGCTGCCAGACGCTTCACGAAGTCGGCCCGCGTCTCCTCATAGTCCCGGCGCCGTTTGTCTGCGGCCTGGCGCTCCTCGGCCCGCTTCTGCTCGAGCAGCTGTTCCAGCTGGTCGGCGGTCATGTCTTTCAGTTCGTCCTTCATAGTGATATTGATTAAGAATTACGTTTGTCGGTGTAAGGTTCCCCGGCGATACTGCAATAGTCGGTCTCCATGTTATGCAGGCCAGAACGCATGTCTTCCAGGTCTTGCTCGATCTGCGCGATCCGCTCCGGGGACAGGCTGTCCCTGTGTTGCATCAGAAAACTTTCTGCTTTGAGAATGTTTTTACGGCGCAATTCGATCATGTATGAAAGACAGTCCAGACTTGCCGCCGATGATTTGGTTAGTTCGATGATCTCGGGCATACTGATTACGATTTGATGGTTTTGATCGCTTTCAGGGCCTCCTTCGAATAATTGTCGAGGAAGGTCTGCCGCATTGCATCCGCGACACTCATAATCTCGTTGATGCTTGCCCCGGTTTGGGCGACTGTCCCGGCAAACCTGCGCAATTCCGCGATCAGTTCCGGGCTGATTTTAATACCGTTTTGCTGTCCCATTGTTGTTGTTTTTCATTATGCCGTACATGGTTCTGAAATAGTCGTCCGTGAGCGCCACGCCGTCCTTGTGCGCGGCGATGATCGCAGGCTCGAGGTAATCGTTAAGCTCCCGGTAATCGGTGCAGAGCTCGACGAGGATTTTGCGGAGGTTTTCATCCTTGACCTTATACATGAAGTTCTCGAATTTCCGGTCGATCGGCGGCAGAATAATCGTGTTCGCCTTCATCCGGCTTTTGAACTGCGGAACGCCGTTGACACCGCGCAGTTCGAGCCTGTCGAGCAGTTTCAGCAGATCGGCGGTTCCGGCGATCGCAAAGGCCGCATATCCCTTGATCATGTCATAGATGGCTTTATAGGCCCGGATACCCGGCAGTTTGGTGTTCTCACCCTCGTCGAGGATCAGCATGTTGCGCTCCCCGCACAGCGCACGGCGCCGGAACTCGGAACCGATCAGGCGCAGGCGTGCGCCTTTTTTCGTTGGCATGTCGATGTCGAGCAAGCGACCGATCTCCTCGAGAATGTCATGGATGCCGTCCTCGGCGTTGATCGTCACACGAAACGTGTTGGTCGGATTGGCCTTGCAGTACTGGTCGATCGCCGTGGTCTTGCCGCAGCCTTTTTCGCCGATGATCATCTTCACGCCGCCGAAACGTGCGGTGCAGTTCAGATGCGCACGTTCGAGAGCCGAGATGGCGATCACAAACTGCGGCGTAGGCTCTACCTTCCAAAAGGTTTGCTCGATCTCGAAGCCGATCACCGATGCAAGCGTAATGAAATAGCGGTCGGCGATCTCCGTAACCTTGTCAGGGCCGGATTTGTATTCATAGACCCCGTTCAGCAGGTTGGAAAGATACGACGCGCTGATTCCGCAAGTCTTCGCCAAGGCATTCTGCGACATGCCGTGCCGCTGCATGTACTGCTTGGCGGCAGTAATGATTTCGTCTTTTTTGATTTTTTCCATAAGGCGGTTATTTGATGTATTTTGACAAATCGGAAATGTGATTTTTGTGGTAGTCGATCACTGCCTGCTGTTGGACCTGGTCTACCTTCTTTCGCTCCCGCTCCCGGGCGCGTTGTTTCTTGGCCTCCAGCTTCGCACGGCCCCGTTCATATTCGGCGGCGCTGATCTGCTCGTGCATGGCGTTGTAATCCTCCTTGGTGGCGTTGTCCCGGATGTTGAAGTCATAGCCGCGGACCATGACCGCCTTTGCCGCTTCGACATCCTCGACGAACCCGTCGACCATCTCCTCGAACTCTGCACCTTTGCGGTTGTAGTAAGCCAGGGCCCGGAGACTGTCGGGGGTTGCTTCGGTCATGGACTTCGACGCCAGCGGTGCAGGCGAACAGGTGAACATGTAAACCTCGTCGGTCGTGTAGACATCAGCCCCTTCGGAGTTCCAATAGACATGCGTTTTGAACGATGAAGCATACCCCATGTGCTGCGCGATCAGGGCCACAGTGCCAGCATCCGTCGGGATGTCGAACTTGTACTCCTTGCCGTCGCGTTCGAGTGTCAAAATCGACCGTAGATAGCTTAAATCCCGCTTCGACATTTCACCCGTGATCCGGCGGTATTGCCGATCGGTATATTGTCCGGCCCGGTCGTTCTTCAGTGTATGAAACCATTCCGAAGGAGTGAGTTCATTTTCCAGGCGCGTGTTGTTCCATTCACGGATGGCGACCGTCAGTTTCTCGATAGCTTCCGTATAGGTCGGCAGGGCCATGATGTCGTAGTAGTCCGGATTCGCCATGCTTTCGAGGCTCCTGGCGTTCCACGAGGTCTCAGGCAGTTTGAAATAACTCTTGAAACGGCGTTTAAACAACCGGAACATGGCCTCGGCGGGGTTCGCTTGAGAGTTCCCCGGTGCGATCGTGCGAAAGTTCCGGCAAACGCGCTGCAGGTAAGCCTTCGAGGCTTCGCCCGTATAGGCGCCGTGGTTGTCGCTGATGAAGTCCAGCACCTCGGTCTTGCCGTTGTCGACGAGCGCCATGCGCATCGCCTGCCGTAGCATCGTGCCGTCCTCGAGGTGCAAACCTTTCCGGCTCACGGAATAGCCTGCGATGTAGCGGCTGCCGACATCCGAGATCAGCATCACGTATATCTTCATCATGCGCCACTTGCCATATTGGTCCTGATAGCGGTATGGTACGACGCCCGAACCGTCGGAGGCCCACAGCGAGTTAGCGAACTCGAGCGGTTTGGCAGGAACATAGGGCCGATAGGTATCTTTGAAATGCTTCTTGCCGTGGCGTTCCTTCGCCGACAGCATTTTCCGGCTCCATGCGTTCGTGTAGTGATTGAACGTCGAAGGCTTCACGGGAACAATACCCATCGCCTCCATGTCCCCCGCATAGAGTTGCCACAGTTCCCGCTTGGTATCCTTTTCCGAGCCTCCGGGATTCAGCCAGTAGGTCATAATCGCCGTCTCGTGGGCGTCCATCTTCATCACTTCGCCCGTGGTGTAGTCTACCAGTTCGAACTTGCCGATGATCCGGCGGTTATCGTTGCCGTATTTGCCCGAGACGAGCCACTCCCGGAGCTGGCCGGGGTCCTCCGGAATGCCGCCGATCTTCTTGCGCAAACTGTCAGCGTTCTTGATCCGCAGCCCCTCGAGGGACGCTTCGGCGAGAAGATCGACACACAGAACGAGGAAATCGGCCTGCGTAGGGAATCCGAGCCGCTTGTATTCGTTCCGAGACAGGGCACGTTTCAGAAAACGGCACCAGGCGACAGAAACAGCCATCTGCCGGGCCTTATCCTGCGTGTAGACCGCCAGGTCTCCGACCTTGTACTCCTCGTAATAGGCAATGTCGGTATTGTCGATCAGAAGCTGCACCTGTTCCCGGATCATCCGACGCTGTTCGGCCTGGCGCTCGCGGCTGCCCCGAAGGTTCTGCCCCTCGACGGCGCCGATCAGCTCCTCTTTCGAGGGCAGCAGGTCCCGGTAACAGGTCGGTTTCCGGTTCGGGATATGGTCGTAGTCGTAGTAATACTGCCCGCCCTTGCGGCCCCAACGCCAGGCCTTGCCGGGTTTGTCGCCCAGGAAGAACTCCGACTGATCGGCAACCTTCCGCCACGAGGGAGGAAGGGAGGATTTATAACGTTTGGTAGATACTCGTAATACTTCTTCATCCACTCCACATGCCTCGCATACCATACGCTGCGACACCCAGACGGTTTGCCCGTCGGGGGTCGCGCGTATCAGTATGTCGTTTGGCCGGATCATTAAAATCATGTTTAAATCCGTTTAAAACCTTGTTTTTGCTCCCGTGTCGGTATCGCTCCGAAACAACGCCTTTGCGTTCACGGGATTTTTAGTTAACTTGCAGTTGCTAAACCTTAATCGTTAACCATTATGAAAGTGCATGTATATAATTGCGAGGTGACTATGGGTAATATGTCCATCGTTGAAACAGATATGCAAAAAAAAGCTATGGCCGATTTTTTAAAGGCTTTCTTGATAAAGACCCGTATCGAGAAGATACGATGTGGCGAATCACCGAAGACCGACTATTATTATTTAGCTGAGATAAGCTACTCGCATTATAATATGATTCGGGTATTACGATTTGTCGAATCATTGCGTGCGTTTTGCAATTTCTGGAATATGTCTCTAACTGAGATTGGCTTTTTTGAGAAGGATTCATAGCTGTATCGTTTAATTGTTTTCTGTTCCCGTGTCGGTATCGCTCCGATCTATACAAGTTCCTGAAGGTTGTCGATAACACTTTCGATGTTGTCTTTGGCTTGATCCAAAGCATCGGCGGCTTCCTGCATTGCTTCGCCTCGTTCGCACTCCTGAAGTCCATCAGGTAGATTGTCGTGTGCGTCCTGCTCTTCGGTATTCAGCGCATCGAGTTCTTCCATAATCGCCGACAAACGGTCAATTATATCGTTAATGCTTTTGCGTCGTTGGTTGTTCATTGTGTGGATTTTTAGAATAGTTTACCCATATTTGCCAACCGTTCCATTGCCAGCTGTTCCATCATCTTTTTCTTGCGGGCCGGAACCTTGTCCCAGCATTTAAAGCAATACCGCCCTGCGGGGGTATTGTAATGTGCGCCGCTGATCTCGCACCGACATTTAATGCACCGGAGCTTTGGCTGTTCCATAGTTATTGGAGATTATTTTCAATGTAGGCGCGATCTTCATCCCAAAGAGGCATCCCCATCCGGATTTTTGACATCGTAACCTTGCGTTGGCCGATCAGCCGTACCGCTTCTTTGTAGAAATCGGTGTCATCATAGGCGCAAGCCTTTCCTGTGAGGAAAATTGCAAGTTCTGCGTCCTTTTCAGTGCTTGCTTTGACATAACCATCATGCCGCTCGGTTAGCGTGTTTATGGAGTTTTCCAGACTTTGAATCCTTACTAATAACTCCTTAAGGATACGGCTCATTCCGTACTTCTTATATTCTTTGCAAAACTCGTCCTTATCCATATTCCCGGCGGCCATATACATGGTCTCGATGTGCTGATACTCCTCGGGGGTAGGGGCCATTCCGGTCCTTTCGGTAAATTCTTCGCGTGTCATTGTTAAAAATTGTTTAAACGTTAGTTTTGCTGGTTCCGTTCGGCGATGATCTGCTCGGCAATCGTCAGAACGCGCTCACTTACACCGCGACCCATGATCACGTAGGAGACCCACACCGGATGCACGCCTGCGAGGCGGGCGATATGCTTCTTATCCCCGCGCCGGAGACCGTTCCGAATGGCCTCAAGTCGTTTTTCTCGGTTTTCTGTGCTCATAATCAAAAAAATTGAATACTTTTGTGTTGTAAACTTTACGCAAATATAATAGAGTTATCTCAATTATGCAACAAAATAAGAGAGATTTTTCAGTTATAAAACGCAGAATTTCGCAATACCTTGAATTAAAAGGTATTACAAAATATGCTTTTTATAGAGATACTGGAACTACAAACGGTGTTTTAAGCCAACCAAATGGTATCTCCGAAGAAAATCTATTGAGATTTCTCTCATATTATAACGATGTAAATCCTATTTGGCTGTTAACTGGAGAAGGAGAAATTTTGCTTTCGAAAACTCCGGAATTTGGGAACAATTCAAATGTACCCAAAATTGTTCCCAAAAATGTTCCAATACGAAAACTCCGGAATTTGGGAACAACTCCCGAAGACCTGAAAGAAGAGGAAAGTTTCGAGAAGAATGTCGCAGATGTCGTTGTAGATAAGGTTTTCAAGTTGCGAACCGATCGTTTGATTGACCGCCAGCAGATACCTATATATGACATGGAGGCCGTCGCTGGCCTTGTTCCGCTGTTTGCAGACCAATACAGCCAGTCGATCGTCGAGGTCATGGAGACGACACTGATCCCCAAATGCGACGGAGGACTGCGCATCGTAGGGGATTCGATGTACCCGCTGCTGAAAAGCGGTGACATCGTATTTTACAAGCAGGTACATGACATCATGCACAGCATTATATGGGGTGAAATGTATCTGATTTCGTTTGACATTGACGGAGACGAGTACGTTTCGGTGAAATACCTGCAAAAATCAGATACACCGGATCACATCGTGCTGGTCAGCTATAACGAGCACCACAAACCGATGGAGATACACGTCAACCGCATCCGGGCGCTTGCTTTTATCAAGGCGTCGCTGCGCCTGAACTCGCTCAAATAGGGGGACAG